TAGTGCCGTTAGCGACTGTTGAACTAAGGTCTGTGCCTGTCGTGCCTAAAGTCAATGCGGCAACGCTAGTAACTGTTCCATTGGTATTAGACTTGTTATTAAAGGTAGTCCAATCGGTGCTAGTAAGGTATCCATTAACGCTGGTTGTAGCTGCTGGCATAGCAATAACAGGCGTTGTTCCACCAGTTGAAGTGACAGGGCTTGTAGCTGTTACTGAAGTAACTGTACCCGAACCCTTATTGTTAAAGGTTGTCCAATCAGTTGATGTTAAATAACCATCTACAGAAGTGGTGGCGGCTGGCATAGATATAGCTGGGGTATTACCGCCTGAAGATACTACGGGTGCTGTTCCTGTAACGCTTGTGACTGTACCGCCTGAACTTGGGCTTGTGTTGGTAACAGTAAAGTTAGGGTAAGTACCAGTAACGCTTATACCCGTTCCACTAGCAATAGCTACAGTTTGGTCAGGTGCAGTATTGGTAATGTTTAATGTGCCACTTGTTGTTATAGGACTACCAGTTACGCTAATGCCTGTCCCTGCTGTAGCCGCTACGCTTGTAACTGTTCCAGTAGTGGAATCAGTAGAAGTAATAGTAAAGTTAGGGTAAGTACCAGTTACTACAGTTGTTCCTGCACCAGTTAAAGCAACAGTTTGGTCGGGAGCGGTGTTGGTTACTGTTACAGCACCAGTTGAACCACTAACGCTAATACCAGTTCCAGCTACGGCAGAGGTAACACCTGTGTTGGCTACTGTAAACGCAGGATATGTACCTGTTGCCGATATACCAGTTCCGCTTGCAATACTGACTGTTTGGTCAGGGGCGGTATTGGTAACTGTAAAGTTAGGATATGTACCGCTAGTTGATATGCCTGTACCTGAGTTCAATACGACTGTTTGGTCGGGGGCGGTGTTTGTAATATTTAAAGTGCCACTAGTAGTAATAGGGCTTCCAGTAACAGAGATACCCGTTCCAGCAGTTGCCGCCACAGATGTAACTGTTCCTAATGGGTTTGTAGCCCATGAAGTATCTGTTCCGTTAGTCGTTAAGTATTTGCCAGTATTGCCTGTTTGTGATGGGGCTAAAGCATTAAAAGCAGCATTAGCCGTTGTTTGCCCTGTACCGCCATTGGCTATATCTATAGTACCTGTTAGGGTATGGTCAGCGTTCCAATCGCTAGGGCGTATAAGACTTGTGTCTGCATCATCAGGTATTGCTGATACTTTTGAGTGTTTGACTAAAATAGCCATTATTGAACCCCTACAATTTTGCCACTCTCATCTCGTATTACTTGTTTTGGTGTATTTAGTCGTTCAATTAAGGTCGATAAAGTCGCTGTCATATCTTGATTACCTTGGGCAATAGCGTTAGCTATAGGGGCTAGAGGGTGTTCTTGTGCCCGTAGCATATCCTCATCCATTGTGTAATCTTCAGCAATTCCCTCGCCTGAATCTACGCCAGCAGAAATACGAGCCGTTTCAATCTTAGCCCCGTTATTAATATAAGCCAATAGAAGTTGTGTATTACGCTCAGTCATCATCTTCATTTGAGCTAACTTCATCTCCATATCCCTATCTTGGGCGTTACGCTGTTCTTCTAATTGGAATTTAAGCTGGTTCTCTTGAGCTTGATACTCTTGTTTAGCTTTCTCAAATTCAACCTGTGCAGCCATCTTTTGCTGTTCCATTTGAACTGACATCTGCATTTCTTGTATCTTAGCTTGAGTCTGAGCCTGTATCTTTTGCATCTCAATCGGTGGGGGTTTTGGTTGGCCTTCCATCGCTTTAGCTTTGTTTCTAAAATCATCGGCAGTTTCATCAATTAGCCCTTCCATGCCTTTACCAGCTTTAAATGCTGTGACACCAAACTTTAACATTTCCATCAGTAATGGGGTAAGTTCGGGGGCTTGGGTGGCTACTGGCAAGGCTTGGTTCATAAACTGGCTAACTGCCGTTAAGAACTCAACTCTGTCTTGTTTCTCTTGTTGCTCATCTTGATAAATCATTGAGTCGCTAGTGACTTCAATACGGAAGTTTTTAGCGGGTTCGTCTTTCAATAGCTGTAAGGCTTGGGGTACTAACTGTTGGTCTTGTGGGCTTAGTTGCATTGCACCACTAATCTTGACAATCGTATCGTCAGTAAAGTGCCTACAGATAATCTGAGCCTTAATACTTAGGAGTTCAGTAGCAAAGTCTACGACTGCGTGTTGCATGGTTTTGAGTCTGCCAGCAGCGTTATTGGACTTAATAATCTGAGCACCAAGCGTTTCATTGGGGTCGGTCTGCCCTCGCTGAATGTCAGCAATACCCATAATCTCGTAAATCTGACCTTTAACTTGTTCCATTGCTTGATAGCACATGGTTAAGGCTTGGGCGATTGGGGTTATATCTACTAGGTCAATAGCCCCTTTCATGCCTTGTTTCTCAGCAAAAGCAGCCCAGTTCTTAACAGGTATTAAGGTATTGTTCTCACCCTCAGAGAATAAGCGGGATAAGGCAGGTTCGGCAGCGTCATAAACACCCCGTACTTTTAAGGCATTAATAAAGCCATCTATGCGGTTTGCCAGCGTGTCTAATTGATTAGCTTGGTCTTGGTATAGAACAAAGTCAGGAATTGGCTCTAGGCTATCTGTAGTCAGCGTAGCGTACATTGGCTTAGGACATGGGAAGAAACCTTCTAACTGTAATGGGTCATCTTTTTCGTCAAGAATCTCACCCATTGACTTGCTAACCCAAAAGACTTTGCCTTGTTCTTTATCCCAAATCTCATAGATACAGGCTTGATGGTGTTCAATCGCCATCTGTTTTTGTGCCCATTTATCGCTATCAGGCTTGGTGTCTAGCGGAATCTTGCCGCCTAATTCTTCGCCAAAGCGGTCAATCAAGGCTTGACGGCCCATATAAACTTTACGCCATATAGCCGTTACTTCTTCCCAAGTACGAGCAACAGTATGACCAAAATCACGCCAATGGACATAATCAACTGGGGCACACTCATACTCAATTCGTTCCTGCGACTCCACCAGTTCAGCGTTTTCCGTTTCTGCTTCATCGGCATCCTCTGTAATCTGTACTCCATTACCTACATCTTGACCTGCTACACCTGTGTTTAAGTCGTTTTGCTCTGCAACAATATGTGGCTCATATCTAACCCATGCCGTACCTCTACCGCCTAAAAGTCGGTCTAAGACTGCGTTTTCCATAGCAGCACGATAGTCATGGTAATGCTCAACCTCGTACTCTAATGCCCGTTCTAGCATCATAGAAGCGACTCGACCTACTGGGTCGTTATCTCTAAATCTACGACTTACATCAGGGCGTGGCAGTCTAGCAAAGATAGCGGGTCTAATAGTTTGAACATTTGACCAAAGGATATTAAAGCGAGCATTAGGGTTATTCCTAGTACGGCTGTCATCTCGATAACGCTTAATGATTCGGGGAACTCTTGCTTCCCATTCCCTAAATGACTTGTCATACTGAGCAATGGTGTTATACCAATCCTCGTAAGTTTTATTAAGCGTATCGTGCATACTTATTCCTAGGTAAAGTTGCCGATTGCTACTACTTCAGCACCAGCACCCGTTGTTATCTTCCAAGCACCATTAACTGATTTAGTGTTGACTTCTACAGAATAGACACCGATTGCACTATTGGCGGCTACCAATGTATGGGATGTAGTGTTGTCTAACAAGGCTACAGTTCCAGTAGCTGCTGTAGTAACTGTAATAATTAAACGATGTAAATAATCACCTGTTGCACCTGTTGTTCCTAATACTTGGGCGGTTTGTGATGCGGCTACATGTTCATATTTAAAGCCATAACTGGCTGCGATTTCAGGCATTTTAGATTCTCCTATCTTGGGTTTTGGGGGTGGATTTCCACATTTCTTCTAGCGTTACTTCATTCTGTCCAACACTAATGCCACGCATCGGTTGATTTTGTTTAATAGTGTCTGCTTCATCTTGCCAAGCCACAGCCAACATTCTGAAAGCGTCTGAACCATGACTTGTCCAATCATGGCGAGGCTTATCTCGAAATACTTTCTTATCTTCATCGTATTCCCTTTGGTACTGACGCAAACATTCAATGCCCTCTGAACACTTCATGGCATCAAACCAAGTCCTAGCTAATGCCATCCTTGATGCTTGTATGCCGTCTTGTAATGACAGATTTGGAACAATTTTAAACGATTCTTTAGGTAATTTGTCAAAAATTTGCTCAATTATGCTCTTTCCGCCACTTGCCAAAGTTTTAGCTCTAGCGTCATGCGGTAGCCAATGTGTGCCATATTCGTATGGTCGTTCTTTAATTTGGTTAGCGTAATAGATAATTGGTTGCCCATGTGCTTCGTGGTAATCCAATACTCTAATCTCTCCATGTACGACCTGATACCACCATATAGCTGTAGCATCGTTATAGCCTAAGTCCCAAGCTGTATGGACAGGGAATAGGTTATCGCACTCAACTTTAGTAATACGCCCTGCATCGGTCAGTAGTCGCATCTCAACGCCATATATAGCCCCGATTATGGAAGCCTCAAATGAACACTCGAATTCTTGTTGATACTGGTCTATCGTCATCAGCTTTAATGCGTCATCTAGTTCTTCTTGGTCGATGATGTTGGTTTGACTAGCCCGTAGCGTCTTGCTGTACCATTCATTAGGGTTAAGGTTAGCGTATTGGTAGATGTCGTAAAAGGTATTGTGACCTTTAGGAGTACCAATAAACACCGCCCAACCCCGCCTATCAGATAGCAATGGGCGTATAACCTCACCCCATAAACTAGGCTTTGTGTCAGCCATTTCGTCAATAATTACGCCATCGAGGTAGTTTCCACGCAAGCTGTCAGGCGAATCGCCACCAAATAGCCTTATGCGTGAGCCATTCATAAGCTCTACCCATAGTTCTGAGATGTTATGGTTGACCCGTACAGGCTCGGAATACCGCATTAAGTAATCCCAAGCAATAGACTTAGCTTGTGCGTAATACGGGGCTATATAAGCGTACCTAGCGTTATCTTTACCTTCGTTAATGGCTCGTAGCAATAAGTCGTTAATACAAGCCACAGTCTTACCACAGCGTCTATGAGCAACAATCACAGCCCAACGCTGTTGTCTAGTGTGGAAATCCCAAAATACCTTGCGTGGCCAGTAATCTATTTCATGCTCTAGCTCGTCAGAGCAGATGGCATTTTCCATGTAACTGTGTGCTTAATAGGTTGTTTTTGGTCGCCTGCCACTTCAGTACGGGCAAGTTTAGGCATTGTGTATTCAAGGGCTTTGAAATAAAGGTCTAACCGCTTGGCGGGGTCGTCTATCTCATTTAGCCATAAATCAAGCTTATCTGCGTTGGCAGAGGTAAAGGCTGCAATGGCTTGTTTCACCTCAATGGTGACCTTATTAGACGCTCCTGTAGGCCTTCCAGCCCCTTCACGCTTACCGCCTTTGATAGATTTTGATTTTTTATCATCCATACTTATCCAAGTGATTGATTAAGTTAGGTTAATTCTACACTACAAACAATGCTTATGCCATGTCCTTTTGGAACTTATTAAAGTGTGTCAGTAAAGCAGCTTTACGCTTCATGCGTTTTTCTTCGTTGCCTACTAACTTACTGGGCTTACCACCCTTCATTGAGAAGTCTAGCTTCTTTGGTTCTTTAGTTTTCATTACATATCCTTATTAATATAATCTTTAAGTTTATTAACAAATTTTAACTGGTCAATGGTTGGAGTACCTGCAGATGGGTCACCACTAAGCAACCTTGAAGCTATTTTTGCCAATCTATCTTGTTCAGGAGCATCTTTGTATGTGTTGCTACCCAAAAACTTGATTTGCTCATCGCTAAGTATAAAATTAGGTGCAAATTGTGGATTTGTACGCATGACAATTCGACCATATTCATTTAAAGCAACGGCATCTTGTTCTTTTTTTGATAGTTTTGAATAAGGATTAAGAATAATTTTGTCATCATCAGCCGCCATGCCCGATACAGTTGGATTAGATTTAAAATATTCTAATTCACTATCTATAGGTTTTCTTATGAAATTGGCTATTTTTGGCATTACATATCCTTTATTTGTTTGGGAAGTTGGGTGGTACAGAAAAATAGCGGTCACCAAACTTCATTACTTGGTAGCCCCTGTCTTGTTCACCTTGTACGCCCATCTGAAATGTAGGGTGTGCCGCACCTTTTAACATCATGTAAGAGTTTTCGGGCAATCCATAATCCATGCGGTATTGCATAGGTGTCGGGGCTACTGACCCCCAATGTCCTTTATTCTCACCACCTTCTTTCTGTGGTTGCATACCAGCAGCCATAGCGGTTGTATAGTCGTAATCAGCCCCATGCGGGTCAAAGAGTCTAAGCATGGCGGCTAACTTTTGGTTGACCATTACATATCCTTCATTTTGTCGGTAAGCATTTGTTTTCTAGTCTTTTTGGGCGGTTTTGCCGTCTTAGCCGACTCAATAAAGTCTTGCTTGCTAGGAGCGTCTTTGCTACCAACCTTGTTCATCTTTTCGCCTGAACCAGCTTTAATGCGTTCCCGTTTGGCGTGAATGTTTGCGTATAGTCCTTGTTTAGCCACAGTTCCATCTCCTCATAGATGCTTTTGCTCGTTCAGCGTTCTTGCTGTTTTTTACTACTCCACCCATTCTTGCACAAAAACTAGCTTTTCTACCCTTATCGGCATCAGTCTTAGGATTTGGGGCGGGGGCTTTTAAATTGGCGTTGTTCTTACGATTGTAGGCTTCACGACCTTTGGCGGTCATACCAGCCCCTTGGTCGGTAGGCAGATAGTTCTTACCCTTACCTGTCGTAGTCTTGGGTATCTGCTTATCCATCGCAGCACGAATTTGGTCTTGGCGGCTCATTTTAAGAACTTTAACTTGTAAGTCGTGGTGTTAATTAAGTCGGCAATTTCATCAATAATGTTCTGTAATTCAGAATCTTGCGGTAAATCTTGGCGAGCTTCTTTAACAAAGTTCTGTAAAGATTCCATGTAGCGTAAAGGGTCTTTGGGCTGGTGGTACACATTTGGAAATGCGGTGAACTTACCATAAATACCAGCGTGGGATTCAGCAAAGCTGTCAGTTAAATCTACAATAGCTTCGTAGTATTTTTGCAACGCTTTGTGGCGTGAATAGGAATCCGTTGTGAAATGGAAGAAATGCGTATTAGTCGCAGAATGTAGTAATGTAGCTACAAATAAAGCACAATTTTCCATGCAAACTCCTTGTTTCTAATGATTATAGTCTTTCTTTTCAATTAATCCAATCACTCTTAATGCAGATTCAGGGCTATCTACTCGGCTTAATGGCCCACCTTTCCAATTAGCTATAAACTTTAATTGTTCTGCGGTGAACTTGGCTTTAGCATCTCGTTTTACTTCCATCAAGATAGTTTCGCCATTAAAAGTAACCAGTAAATCGGGTATGCCTTTACCGACTTTAGATAAGTCATATACATCAGCACCTGCTTGTCTTAGAGTTTTTACTATTTCCGCTTGGTTAGCGTCAGTTCTTTTAGCGTATGCCATTGTTTTTTAACAGTAATCGGTTAAGATATGCTAACTTTACCATTAAAGGTATGTTATGGCAAAAAAAGTGTGTACCGATGAAGAATTTATAACCATTTGGCGAGAGTATCAATCGCCTGACAAAGTTGGCAAGGCTATAGGACTTAGCACCCGCAATACATTAAAAAGACGCAGAACAATAGAAGATACACATGGCATTGTTTTAGACGCTTTAAAACCTAATGGGATGCCTAAGATTTACATTCCTGATGAACAGATGCAAGCTAACATCACGATTGAAAATGGAACTATATTAGTAGGTTCAGATTGCCATTACAACCCACAATATGTAACTACAGCCCATCGAGGGTTTGTTGAGTTTGTAAAGTATCTAAAACCAAAGATTGTCATTCTTAATGGGGATATAGCCGACTTCGCTAGTATTTCACAACATCATCGCATTGGCTGGAATAAAGGCCCAACAGTTAAAGAAGAACTTGACGAGATTCAAGAAAGACTCGGAGATATTGAAAAAGTACGACCAGCAGGCTGTAAGTTAATGATTACGATTGGCAATCACGATTTACGCTTTTCAGGCAAGTTATCCAATGTACTCCCACAGTACGAGGGTATTAAAGGGTTTGATATTGCTGACCATACTCCGCATTGGAAGTGGTACTGGTCAATCATGGTCAATCAAACTTGTATGATTAAGCATCGGTGGCATAACGGCATCCACGCTGTGTACAACAACACCATTAAATCGGGTACGAGCTTTGTTACAGGGCATTTACATTCTCTCAAAATTACGCCTTGGTCTGACTATACAGGCACTAGGTATGGCGTAGATACTGGAACAATGGCTTGTATTAAAGATAGCCAATTTATGTACACAGAAAACAATCCAGTCAACTGGAGAGCAGGCTATGCAGTATTGACCTTTATTAACGGCAAAATGATGCCACCTGAATTGGCAGAGGTTATTAATGAGGATGAGGGTTTAATTTACTTTCGAGGTCAATTACTAAAAGTATGAAATTAACGCCTAAGATTATTGAAAACATCTATGCCATGCTGTATTGTTGCGAGCCGTTTGCGTCTTGGGATTTGCCCCTACCTGAAGAATGTAAATTTATAGTCGATAGCGACTTTGACGCTATGGGTACTTATTTATATGACGATGGGGAAAAACACGCCCATACCATAACTATATCTGACGCTAGGTGTGGGCATTTAGACACAGTAATTAGGACTATGGCTCACGAGATGATTCATGCAAGCCGGTGGAATACTTCCACCCAAGCGTGGACTAAGCACGATAAGACCTTTAGAAATAGGGCAAAAATGGTCGCTACCGAGCTTGGTTTTGACCCACTCGAACTTTAACTATATCTAGTAAGGTATCGAATTCAACTTGGTGGTATCGCTCAAAAGCCTTAGCTCCGAGTCCATGCACACCTGTAGCACCTCTATGATGCTCGGTACATAAGGGAAGTATTGGTGCATTTGCCCGTTTACCCCCGAATCGTCTGACATGGTGAAGCTCTGCGGGGGTGTCATTGAAGCCCAAGTGGTAGCATAAGACGCAACCAAGTCTTGCAATATTGTCATTCTGTTGTCTTTCTTTTTTATTCATTGGCGTATTCGTACCACATTGTATAAAAGGCTTTAAAGTCGTCAACCCCTGTGCCGAGTTTAACGCATGACCCGTAGGATTGGACTTGCCAGTAGTCTTGGATAACTAGCCCGTCATCTGTGTTGCCTTGCACAATAACGACTGTAAAGTTAGGCGTTTTAGCAAAGGCTTGCAATAATCTGCGTTGGCCCTCGCTAACCTTTTCATTGGGGCGTTTCCACTCCATGACCAAAAACTTGCCTTTACGCTCTGCAATTCCGTCTAAGTTACTGGGGCAAAAGTGTGGGTTAGTAGGTAAAAGCCCTAAAAACGCACCATAATCAATATGGGTCGCAAAGGCATTACGCATTATCTTATTGAATGTTTGCATCTTTTTGCAGTACATCCTCAAGTTCTTGGGCGTAATCCACAACATCGCAGCTTAATAAATAGGCTTCGGTATCGTTATTTTTAAGTTTAAGTTCATGTACTCGTTTCATAGTACGGGTAATGTCTAAGAAAACTTCTGCGTAATCTCTCATTTGGTTAGCCTTTCTATATTTCTGTCATTAGCTTGTTGGGTACGCCATGCCTCAAAACGCATCTTGGCGGCTTCTAATTGCCATCTAAGGGCTTCTTTTT